CCGCGGCAAACTCTATGTCTCCTAACACAGGTAAATCAGTCTCTTCTATAAACTCTCTAATCGCAGCGTCTTTAGTTGGCTCATCTTCTTCCACACTACCTGCGGGACATGACCAAAAACCTGGTAGAGTTGTTTGTGAGTTTCTTTTACAAAGTAACACCTTATTATCACATCTTACGATTATTCCTGCGTATTTTTTCATTATTAGTTTTATTGGATATTTATTAGTATGAAAGTAATCATAGAAAATAATATTTTAAAAGTCAAAGTTTCTTCCACTAAAAAATCCATAACTGATGGAATGATGGGAAAAAGATTTGACGAGTCCTTTGATGGTATGTTATTTTTTATGCCTGAACGTACCGAACAAAGTTTTTGGATGTATAATTGTATCATACCATTAGACATTATTTTCATAGATGGAACAACAATAACTAAAATTCATTCTAACTGTCAACCATGTAATGATAAGAAAAATTGTGAATCATATCAAGGATTTGGTGATACAGTTTTAGAGGTCTCTGGTGGTTTTTGTGAAGAACAAGGCATAAAAAAAGGAGACATCGTCTCCTTCTCTTTATTTTAATACTATTAGTGTTTACTAAATTCTGTTGATGTTTCAATACCAACAATTCCGTCAATCAAGTTTAAACCATTTTTCCTCTGAAACTTCTTAACCGCTCTCATTGTATTAGGCCCATAGATTCCATCAATTCCATCCACCCCTAAATCGTAACCTTCTTTATCAAGTATTTTTTGTATTTCCTCAACACCTTCACCTTGTGAACCTAGAGATATTAATTCAGAATTATCTCCGTTTTTTACTATATCGTTAATACTTAAATCTCCACGAGTAATTGTTCCTTCAACCTTATCCACTACTTGGTTTGGTTCAATAATAATTAATTCACCCCCTTCAAGACTAGATTTTAAATATGGCCAAGGGTCAATCGTTCCACTTGTATAACCTCTTCTTTTTTCATACATAGAGAAATGTAAGTGTGGATGAGTTCCTTTAGCGTTACCAGTATTACCTACTGTACCAATAAACGTACCTATATTTATTTTATCACCTTTTTTAATTTCGTTAGATACTGAATCTAAATGACAATAGTAATATACGATACCGTTAGTAAGTACACTAACAGCTCTACCACCATCACCTATATCTTTTCTTTGGATTTTATATACCTCACCATTCGTTGCAGAAATTAGTGGTGTACCTTTAGGTGCAAATATATCAACACCTAAATGACCTCCTCTATGTTGATGTTTAGCGTCTCCTGAACCATAATCACTGTTGTGAATTGCTTTGTCTTTATCTAATACCTTTTTTTTACCTCTACCTAAACCAGACTCATCATACCCTACATTGAATTCTTCATTACCTATTGGAAAAATAAATCCAGCAGCCTCATTTAAAACTGACTCATTTAACCCTTTAGACTCGTTAATTTTTTCTTTAAGTTTTCTTACGAACTCTTTTTGAATCATCTTAACAAACTTAACATATGGTGAATCACCTTTATCTTTACTATACTTGTACTTACCTTCAGGTTTTCTCTTACCTCTTCCGAAGTAATTTAACGCAGATATGTTTGTAATACATTTGTGTCCACCTGAGTTAGCTTGAATCATTTCCCATGCTGGTACACCTAATTTGTCTAATATCTCCCACTCATCTTCAGTCAACTTAGTTGATGGTTTGTCCATTATATCTTTTAATTTTTCCATATAGTCATCACCCCCATCCATTGAACGAACCTTATCACCATAAAATGCTTCTAAATCCGCATTAGTGAAACCAACTGACTCATCTCCAAATTGTTTATTACCTTCTGATATCCATTTGATAGTAGATAAAGGAATTATCTTTTCTCTTAATTGACTCTCCCACCTACTTAATACTTCTTGAGCTATATCACCTAAGTTAACACCTTTCAATTCTCTCTCACCTTTAAATGGGTTACATGATGCTTGTACTAACCCCATTGGCCAAGCGATTACTATAAAGTCAGCCTCAGGATTATTTTTGAATGGAGTGTAACGGTCATAAGAACCTGGTTTGAACATTGAACCTCCTCCGTATTGTACTATAATTCCGTCATCAACATAAACTTTATCACTATCTTTTTGTTTCTGCACATAATCTTTTTGATTCAACGCCATCTCTTCAGGTAACGCATACCCCTTTTCAGCGGCTAATCTATTAATGTTTTGAAATATGTTTAATAGTGATGGTTGAGATGTCATTACTAAATCTTCCATAAAACCTGGTTTATTCTTATATGCTAACATAAGTTTGTTAGTTGCTAAACCTAAAGCCATTTTATTTTTCTGTAATGACTTATCCTTTTGTAATTTAAATACAAAATTCATTATGTCTTGTGGTTCTAACCCATACTTAGCAAAATCCGCAGAATCAACTGTAGATATTAATCTAATATCATCGGCAGTAAAGATATCGCTTGGTGACATTATTTGTGATAGTGTCTCAACATTAGACCTTGATGACCTAAACGATGTCGATGTGTCACCTTCCACACCTGTTTGACTATCATGATGGTCTGTATGTACAACAAACATCGGCTTTCCATGTGCGAAATCAACTAAAACCGGCATCGTATCACCTTTAGCATCTTGTTTCTTTACCGCAAATTCCTTATCACCGTATTGTATTATTTCAGAATCAACAACTTTAATTCCATTATTCTCTAAATAATTTTTCATAGCTAAGGCAGTCGTAACACCGTCTAAATCTTGATGAAAATATATTTTAGCTTTCTCATATCTCTTAGATAAATCGTTGATATTCCTTAATCCTGATTCTTTAATTAATTTTTTCATGATATAAACATATTTTTTTCTTTTGTTCTTCTATTCTTAAGACCATCATTCGAGGACTTATATGATAAAATACTTTCTGCCGCTTTTTTATTTTGACCAGATTTAACATATTGTATAAATCTTGACATTCTAACTGATTCACATCCAGTATTAAAAACTAATGATATTAACGAATCAAATTGCCCTTGAGTTAACATATACGTTTTTAATCCTTTATCTTTCCATTCCCTTAAAAATCTTCTAACACACTCGGCAGCCTCAAAAGCATCTTTATAAAGTAACTCTAAGGACTCTTCGTTAGTTATTTCTAATCCCGGCTTTACGTCTTTTCCTGTATGTCCATAACCTATTGTCCACACATTACTAGTGTCTTTATAAGCCTTTAGTACCGGTTCTTTTATATTACCAATTGGTTTTTTAGGGTCACCTTCTTCAAATTTAATAAGGTCCCAAAACCCTTGGCTAGCTTTCATTTCAGTACCATCTTTTTTATCAACTTCATTCTCAATTAAATACATTTTACGTATTTGAGATGCTTCCGACTCATTTATAAATAACTTTGACATAAAAACTTTTATTAATAAATATCTATAATAACAAAAAACCCCTCACTTTGTAGGGGTTTCACTCATTAATGATATTGAACATGCTATGATATTATCAAACCACACCTTTTTAGGTCCATTTAATTTTTCTTTTTTAAATGTTTTTACGTGTCCGTCAGTCGTTACAATAGTAATTGATTTCTCACTCTTAACGTTAATTTCTCGTATGTTCATCTAAAACTAACTTCAACTGTTTTTGTTCAGTTTGGTACTCTTTTAATCTTTCTCTGGCGACTTCACAGTAATTTTTACTTATATCCATACCAATCCAAGGTCTACCTAACATTTCCGCAGCTAAACAAGTTGTCCCACTCCCATTAAATGGGTCCATAACTACGTCTTCCTTATATGAAAGAATTTTAATCGCTCTATATGGTATATCCAATGAAAATGTCGCCTTTGTTTTTTGTCTTGTGTCCGCAAAATAATTCCACTGACCAAAGACTAAAGACATAAAATCTTTTTTATCTTTATCCTCATAGACTAACTTCTTTCTAAACTCACCTTCAATTTTTTCATTAGGGACCATTTGAAACTCACCTTTCCATTGAGGTGTTCCTTTAATATCTTTCTTATGTTTTTTCTTATAAGCAAGAATCACACACTCCTTAGGATTATAGATATATGGTGAAGACGGGCTCATCCAACTACCCCAAGCAGTTGTTTTTGAACGATGTGGGGAATCTTCTTCTAAATCTACAATACCAAAGAAACCAAACCCAATCTCTTTCATTATCATCCAAAATTCAGCAGAAAAATATATTCTACCACCTTTTTTTTGTCTGTTAATCTCGTAAGGAATGTTTAGTGCTATACGACCATCGTCTTTAAGTACTCGATAAGTCTCTCTTAACCATTCTCTTGTAAATTTCCAGTACTCGGCTATTTCTTTATCATCATCCCAACTATCATAATCAATACCAACACCATAAGGTGGACTAGTAACGACTAAGTCTACTGTTTTTTCGGACATCTCCGACATAAGTTTACGGCCATCACCGCAATAAATTTTATTCTTCTCCATTTTGTTCAATTGTTTTAATTCTTCTATCTAAATAAAATAACGCTTTTTTTAAATCTTGTACAGGTGGGTTGTCATCTTTTTTTCCACTTCTAACTATATACTTTAATACGTTAAATAGATACGCATCTTTATCTAACCCTGTAGCTTCTGCTATTTTTATAACCTCATATGGGTTATCTTCACCACCATAATGGTCAGGGTGTGATACTAATTCTTTACTCATTACCTTTACCTTTAGCCTTTAAAACATAATAGTCATCAGCGTGTTTACTAACTTCTATTAAGTCTCTATTAATTAATTGTTTTAAAATTATTCTCGTTTTTTCTGTCGACTCGCATAAAATGTAATCTGATATGTAATTAATATGAATAGGTACCCTAAGTTTACCTGTTAACATATTCATACGTTCTGTTGGTATTTCAAATTTTTCACCCATAATAATATAATTTAATTGTTAATTTTCCATTTATTGTAAGGTATCATACTATAAGGATGTCTTTCAAAAAAACTTTCATGAATAAAAGTATACTCATTTTCTTGTTTCTTATCAAGATACGCACCCCAAAATGATAACGTTGAATTTGATAATATATGTTTATCACACATACTCATCATATGAACCGCAATATACGGGTCTTCGTCAATATAAACAAACTTTTCTTTAGGAAAACCTAATTTGTTTACAAAATTTTTGGCTGACTCTAAATTATCTGAAAAAACCAGTACTTTATGACCGTCACTCTCATTATTTAAAACTTTAATAACCCATTCTTCAGGTATTAATTTTATGTCAAAGAAATTATCTTGTCTACCTCCACCCATTCTTAAATGTAATGAAATACTTTTATTGAATAAATTCCCATAATTATATTCAATATAATCTGTT